CGGGATTGTGGTTAAACTGACAAAAGAGGATATTGATTCGAGAATTAAGAAAATTAAGGAAAGAGAATAGACTTATTTCTCACATGAAAGATGTTTGAGTGATATGCCAAGGATTAACAAGAAAACAATCCAATTCTCTTTATATAGATGTTTTAAAAGATCAGGACTTTCAATGCATAAGAGATTTAGCTAAAGGTGATTTGTTCTTTCTACTTACCAATGTGTGCAATCGACCTGATATCAATCAAGATTGGCTTTATGAAAGATGTAGAGAGGTCGAAGCTAATCCTAATGGTTTTTTAGATTTGTGGGCAAGGGAGCATGGGAAGAGTTCAATCATCACGTTTGGTCTGTCTGTAAAAGACATATTGAATAATCCTAATGTGACTATCGGTATTTTTAGTCATACAAGACCAATAGCTAAAGCGTTTCTTTCACAAATAAAAACTGAATTCCAAAACAATAGGTTTTTGAAAGGTCTGTTCCCCGAGATATTTTATGAAAGGCCACAGAGTGAAGCTGACAGATGGTCTTTAGATCGAGGTATATTGGTTAAAAGAACAACTAATGCAAAAGAGTCAACGGTTGAGGCTTGGGGTTTAGTTGATGGTCAGCCAATATCAAAACATTTTGACATTTTAGTTTACGATGATGTGGTGACGCAACAATCGGTGTCAACTCCGGATCAGATTAAAAAAACAACTACAGCTTGGGAATTGTCATTAAGTCTTGGGACTGTGAATGGAGTTACTAGAATGATTGGTACTAGATATCACACAAATGATACTTATAGAACTGTGATGAATCGAGGTTCAGCGATTAAGAGAATATATCCTGCCACAAATAATGGGAAAATGGATGGAGAACCTGTACTTATGACACAGAAAAAATTAAATGAAAAAATGCGGGACATGGGAAGTTATACTTATTCATGTCAGATGTTACAAAATCCGCTTGAGGACAACGCTATGGGATTTAAAAAAGAGTGGCTTAAATTTTATAAGAAAATTGCAGATATGAAATCATTGAATAGATACATATTGGTCGATCCTGCTAATGAAAAGAAAAAATCGAGTGATTTTACTGTGATCTTAGTTATTGGTCTAGGACCTGACAATAACTACTATCTTTTAGATGGCATAAGAGACCGACTTAATTTAACTGAAAAAACAAATAAGCTCTTTCAAATGCATCGGAAATGGAAGCCTTTGAAAGTAGCCTATGAGAAATATGGGATGCAGAGTGACATTGAACACATTCAGTACATTCAAGAGCAAGAGACTTATCGTTTTGAGATTCAAGAGGTAGGGGGAGTTGAGAGCAAAGTCGATAGGATTAGAAAATTAGTTCCTGTTTTTCAAAATAATCGGATGTACTTACCTGAAAAGCTAGAGTTTTTAAACTACCAAAACCAAACGATAGATTTTGTTCAAACCTTTATTGAGGATGAGTTTGAGACATTCCCTGTGTCTTTACATGATGATATGCTTGATTGCATGGCCAGGATTTTAGATCCAAAAGTAGAAGCTCAATTCCCTTTGCTTGATGAGACAGGTGAGGAGACAGAATATCAATATGGGTACTCACCGAATGCTTGGATGGGCTAAAGGTCTGCTTTATTAAAATTTTATTAAAGATTGATTAAAAGATTTTGAGTGCAATTATGAATTTATGGAAAATAAATCAAATGAATTAGAATATAAAAGTGAAGAGATGTCATCTAAAAAAGATGACGAATCAAGTCATGAAGAGACTGAATCGGATGCAGAGAGGGTTTCTGAGATCATAGCATGTGCAAAGAAGAGATTTCTTTCAGCGATTGAGTCTGAATCTGAGATGAGAAAAATTGCGTATGATGATTTAAAATTTCGAGTTGGTGATCAATGGCCTAAAGAGATCTTAAACGAGAGGCGTCTTGATGGACGGCCTATATTAACAATAAATAGAATTCCACAATTTATAAGACAAGTTACTAATGATCAGAGGCAGAATAGGCCACAGATTAAGGTTCATCCGGTTGATGACAATGCAGACATTGAGACGGCTAAGATATATCAAGGCATAATAAAGCATATTGAAGTGAATTCTAATGCTGACAATGCTTATGATTGTGCTTTTGAAGGGGCATCGATTAAAGGTTTTGGTTACTTTTACATCACTATTGATTGGATTTCTCCCACTTCTTTTGATCAAGAGATATTCATTAAAAAAATAAGGAATCATTTTAATGTCTGTATAGATCCTGCTTCTAAGGAGCTTGATGGATCGGACATGGAATGGGGAATGATTTTTGATGATATTTTAAAAGAAGACTACGAAGAGGAATATAAAGAGAGTGAACTGTCTCAAATGAGAGATTGGTCATCTATAGGTGATTCAAAAGATGATTGGGTGACAAAGGAGAGATGTCGGATTGCTCATTATTGGTTTAAGGAATACAGAAAAGCAACGCTCTGTCTTTTGTCTACAGGTCAAGTGATTGAGAAAGATGAGTTAGATACGATCTATCCGGAAGGGTATCCTGATTCAATTAAAGTAGTAACTCAGAGAGAGGCTTCAATTCCTGAAGTTAAGTATTGCAAGATCAATGGGGTTGAAATTTTAGAAGAGACGGATTGGCCTGGTAGATTTATTCCTATTGTGCCTGTATTTGGAGATGAAATTGACATAGATGGAAAGAGAGTTGTTGAGGGCATACTCAGGCACTCGAAAGATTCTCAACGCATGTTAAATTATTATAAAAGCAATGAAGCTGAGAGTATTGCATTAGCTCCGAAGGCTCCGTTTATAGTAGCTGAGGGTCAGATTCCTAAATCATATGAAATTATGTGGAGAACGGCTAACAGAAAAAATTATGCTTATTTGCCTTACAAGCCTGTCTCTTTTAATGGTCAGATGGCTCCCGCACCACAGAGAAATGCAGTTGAACCTGCTGTGGGAGCCATCACTAATGCGAGTATGATGGCAGCAGATGATTTGAAAGCTACTACTGGTATTTACGATGCGGCATTGGGTGCAAGATCGGGTGAGACTTCAGGGATTGCAATTCAGCGAAGGAATATGCAGTCTCAAACGAGCAATTTTCATTTAATGGACAATTTAAATACTTCGATCAGACAAGCGGGAAAGATTTTACTCGATTTAATTCCTAAAGTTTATGACGGCGAAAGAACGGCAATGATTTTAGGTGAGGACGGTCAAAGGGAATTAATTCGAATCAATCAAGAATTTCAGCGCAATGGGAAAAATGTTAAGTATCAATTAGATGTAGGACAATATGACGCAATTGTCGAGGCAGGACCTAGCTTTGCGACTCGTCGAATGGAAGCTGCTGCATCGATGGAGAATATGACTCAAAAGAACCCACAATTAATGGGTATTGTAGGTGATTTAATTTTAAAAAATATGGATTGGCCTGGCAGTACTGAGATGGCCGATCGAGTGAGAAAAACAATTCCCCCTCAATATTTAGATGATGATAAGGGGATGAATCCGCTTCAGATGAAATCTCAGATGGATCAGATGAGTCAGCTTATTGATCAATTGACTCAGAAGCTCAATGAATCAAATAAAATAATAGAGCAAAAAACGATAGAGATTGAATCAAAAGAAAGAATTGCATTTGCTGAGATGCAAACAGAATTGCAAAAAGAAGCAATGAAAAATCAAAGTCTTGGTGCTATTGATTCGCTCAATCAACAAATAGCTCAAATTCAGCAAAGATTAATGCTTTTAGATTTTAACAAACCGTTTGACACTGAAATGAACGAGTCTATTGGGATGAACAGTCCTGGGGAGCAAAACAGTTCAGGATTAAATGGACCTTATTCACAACCTACAGGTGGGATGTCACCTGGTAAACCCATGGAGTTATAACCATGCAAGACAATATACAAGTAACAACTTCTGATTCGCCTGAGTCTTCGTTAAAGGAGATTGGAGAAAAGGAAGTCGATCAATCCGAATCAGTGGATGAAGAGTCTACTGATGAAACAGCAGATGATTCGGAATCATCTGAAGAGGAAACGCTTGATGAAGAGCCGAAGGAAAAGCCTAAGAAAAAACAAGGGGGATTCCAGAGGAGAATAAATAAACTCAATTCAAGACTTTCAGCTAAAGAGGAAGAGGCAGAGTATTGGAGACAAGAATTTTTGAAATCCAAATCATCAAAAGATGAGCAAACTCCTGCTAAAAATAATGTAAAAGCTGAAGGAAGGCCGAAGGCCGATGATTTTGAAAGCCATGAGGACTACATCGATGCATTAACCGATTGGAAGATGGAACAGAAAATCAGTTCTTTAGAGGAAAAACATCAAAAGGAGAGAATGCAGAGAGCTTTTCAAGAGAAAACTCAAACGCATGCTCAACGAGTGAAAGATTTTTCTAAAAAGCATTCTGATTTTAATGAAGTTTTAGAAGAGGTTGATGACGTAAGAGTGCCTGGCGCAATTCAAGAGCTTATTATTGATTCAGAGAATGGTCCTGAAATCATG